CCAGGATTAGTACTAAAAACTCCTAACACATTATCAGAAAAGATTAAAGAGCGAATGATTCAATCTTGGAGCATTCGTTATAAGCCAGATGCAGGAGGTCGACGACCTCTTATATTAGATGGTGGTATTGAGATTGACCAAATAACAAATGTCAATTTCCGAGAGTTAGATTTTCAAGAAGCAATTGCTGAGAATGAAAAGATAATTTTGAAAGCTCTTGGAATTCCACCGATTATGTTAGACTCTGGCAATAATGCGAACATTCGTCCAAATATGCGTATGTATTATTTGGAGACTGTACTACCTATAGTACGAAAACTAAATTTTGCACTAGAAAGGTATTTTGGATTTGAAGTAAAAGAGGATATTACAGATATTCCTGCACTTCAACCCGAGCTTCGCGATCAGTCACAATATTATTCTGCATTGGTAAATACAGGAATAATATCTGCGAACGAAGCAAGAGAGCATTTAGGGTTTGAGGCAGTAGAAGGCTACGATGATCTACGTGTTCCAGCAAATATTGCTGGAAGTGCTGCAAATCCCGATGAAGGCGGTAGACCCACAGAAGGAGATGAAGATGGCGAGACTTAGAGTCCGAAATGAAATATTGGAAGCAATCGGAATGTTTATGCTAGAGAAAGGAAAAGTTCTTGAAAAGCGTCAATATGATGAATTTGCAAACGAAGTGCCAATGAAATCTGGAATGGCACTTAATCATTTTGGAAGCTGGTCAAGACTTCTAGGTACTATGGAAGGAACTTTTCCGGAATTATGGGCAGATATTAAAAAGGCAGAGAATCCTCCGCCTCCTCCCCCGCCTAAGCCTGAAGCGCCAGCAAAGAAGACAACTCTGTCTACTAAAAAGCCTTCAGTCAAAAAGGAAGTATAATGAATAAGATTTTTAACTTAACTTCTACTTTCAAGTCCCAATCTGTCGAAGACGGCAGTGTAATGATTCGTGGTATGGCAAGCACTAACGACTTTGATCGTGCCGGGGATACTATATCTCCCGATGCGTGGGCAAAAGGCGGTTTGCGTAACTTTGAAAATAATCCAATTATTCTTTTCAACCATGATTACAATAAACCAATTGGTAGAGCTACTGGGCTCAAAGTAACTCCAAATGGTTTAGAGTTAGAAGCGAAAATTAGTAAGTCTGCGCCGGAAGGCGTATGCGAATTAGTTAAAGACGGTGTCCTTGGAGCCTTTTCTGTTGGTTTCCGAGTCAAGGATGCTGATTACTTAGAGGAAACCGACGGATATAAGATAAAGGACGCTGAGTTGTTTGAAGTGTCGGTTGTTTCCGTACCCTGCAATCAAGCAGCTACTTTCTCTCTGGCGAAGTCCTTCGATTCTGAAGCAGAATATGAAGACTTCAAGAAAACTTTCACCAATCGTGTAGATCTAGCCGGTCAGTCTCTGGCTAAGGATGATAAATCAGAAATAGCTAGTGAAACACCGGACGGGGTTAACGCCCAAAAGGAGATCAAAATGTCGGAAGAAGTAAAAACTCCCGAAGTCGACTTGGAAGCATTTGCTAAGAAGGTGGCAGAAGAGACTGCTGCTAAAATTGCAATGAAGCAAGCCGAACAAAAAGCTGCGGAAGAAAAAGCAGCACAAGAAGCTGAAGAGCAGGCTCGAATCGAAGCCGAGCAAAAAGCAGCTCAGGAAGAAGAAGTTAAGCAAGCTATCGTAACTGGTGTTGAGTCAGGTACTGAGAAGCTTATGGAAGATGTTCAGAAAGAGCTTACTGCTCGTAACTCTGACATGGAAGAAACTCTTCAGAAGTATAAGAAAGAGCTTGAAGAAAAGACTGACGAAATCGCTAAGATGCGTGAGTCTAAGCGTGTATTCGCTGATCGCTCTACTAAGTCTGAAATCAGTGCTTTTGGACAAGATTTCTTAGCAGCCCATATGTTGGGTGTAATGACGCAAAAAGGTTGGAATACTGATTTTGCTCGTGATGTTCAAGAAAAAGCAGGTATTGACTATACTACAAACGCAGCTGATATCGATCAAGAAGTCTCTAGCTTGATTGAAAAGGAAATCATGAATGAGCTAAAAGTTGCTCAATTATTCCGTGAAATTCCTGTAAATGGTAAGTCAACGGTTCTACCTATCCAAGTAGACACCGGTCTTGCAGAGTTCGCTACTAACGCTACTTCCGGTAACTTGGAAAATCGTGGCGCATCAGGCGGCGCTGTAGATACTTACAGACCTAAGCAAGTTATCTTGAACGCTCATCGTTTGATTTCAAGCACCTTTATGGACAACGAAGTCGACGAGCAAGTACTTATCAACTTGATGCCTATGCTTGTTGAAGGCGTAGCTCGTGCACACGGTCGTGCAGTAGAGAGCGCTATTCTGAATGGTGCTGGTAGTGTAACTGGTCTTGACGGTGTTGCAGCAGCAGCTACCGCTAAGCACGATATTGATGGTGCTTCTGTAGCATCAGGCAACTTTGCTACCATGACCGCTGCTCAACTTCTTGCAGCACGTAAGGAAATGGGTAAGTATGGTCTGAATCCTTCAGACATCACTTATATTGTAAGTCCTAATATGTATTATGACTTGTTAAGTGATTCTGCTTTCCAAACTCTTGATGAAGTTGGAAGCGACTTGGCAATCCGAGTTGTTGGTACCATCGGTGCGGTATTCGGTTCTCCCGTTATCGTATCCGAGGAGTTCCCAGCAGAAGGTGCAGGTGTTCCTGTAGCATTTGCTGTGTATGCCCGCAACTATGTAATTCCACGACTCCGTGGCGTACAAGTCGAGCAGGACTACGAAGTGATGAATCAGCGACGTGTACTCGTTGCTACTCAATCTCTCGGTTTCGAAGAGTTAGTAGCTGGCGCGTCAGGCGATCAACCTTCAATCAAGATAGACTCTGTAGCATAATACTACGGATATATCCTAGAAACAGGGGGAGGACTTCCTCCCCCAGTTTTTACTAATTTACTTATGGCAGATTTAACAACTATTGCAGACTACAAAGATGCTGAAGGCATTAATAATCCCAAGCATGACTTGAGATTAGAAACTTTAGTACCTGCTGTGAGTCAATTAGTAAAAACTTACTGTGGAAACAGTATAATTGATTTTTTCAGTACGAACAAAGAAGAGCTATTCAACATTAATTGGGATACTTATATTGTTCAACTTACTGAAAGTCCTGTAAATGCTTTGGTAAGTGTTTCAGAGCGACCAGATCAAGGAAGTCCATACACTCTTCTCAATTCTGGAAACAATGATTTCTACTTGGACAAAGCAACGGATAGTGTGTTTCGTACTAATTCAACAGGATATAGTAATTGGAAGAAAGGACCAGGAGCAGTAAAGATTGTATATACCGCAGGGTATGCTACTACTCCTAGTGATCTAAAACTTGCTGTTTTTGATTTGATAACTTATTATCTTCAAGACGAGCATAAAGAAAGAAAGGTGTTAGCAGGAGCAAGTATACAAAATCAAGCAACTACATCAATGAGAGATAACGTAGCTTTTCCTGACCACATCAAGCGAGTTCTAGACTTGTATAAGAATTTCTAGTGAGTAGACCTGGACTCAAAAAAGCATTAGATTTTGTTGTAGATAGAGCTACTCAAAGAAGAGAAAGTGCTAAAAAGAAAAAAGATGCCCAAGCAAGGAGGGATCTTGAAAAAGAGCATGGTCAAATTTATGTAATAAATAAAAATCATCAAGCAGCTATAATATATAAAGAATTTGGAATTAGACTCACGCTTACAGAGCGCACCGAGCTTTTTAACTTGATAGATGCTTTTTATAAAGGAAAACAAGCTCTTGTAAAGTTTGACAGTCCCCAAGAAAGAAATATAGCATTAGCTAATGCTGAAAAAGCAAAAACTAAGGCAGGAGACTTTGCTTATCTAGTAACTAACTTTGAGCAAGCAAAAACATTAAAATATAAGAGTAAAAACTCTACGGATGCTTCACAAATACAAGCAAATTATATAAATAACTTAGAAAGACGCAGGAATGAAAAACCAATTTCTGCCGCACAAATTAGTAGGGCTTCACAAGTAGGACATGGAGATAGAGGAATTTCTTCGTCTCAATTTGCATTAGATAGAGCTGTCGAGGAAGCATCAGAAAAATTTAACTTAAGTGATGCAGAAGTAAAACAACTAAGAACAATTGCATCTATTTCCAGAAAAAAACATAACATAAAAGTAAACATGACCCATAGTCAGTTTCTTACCTCTGGAGGTAAATTTAAAAAAGATTTTAATGTAATTTTATCTAGTCAATATTTTAGACTAAATACAGAGGACGCTAGAAGAGAAAGAGCAGCTTTTGAAGAAACACTACAAGAATATACGGATATTATAAATAATCCGACAAGCACTCCTGTTAGAGAGGCTGTAATAGAAGTAGTATTAGAAGCTTTTGCAGGAAAGCCTGCAAAAAATAAAAAAGTAACTGGAAAAAGAAAAAAGGTCATCAATGAAAAATCAAATGCATCTAAGCCGGTTTCAAGAAGTGAAGAAACAGTAAAAAGATACGCAGTCTTTAGGGGAGTTGAAACAGACGGCATACAAACCCCTAAAAAAGAAAAAGCATCAAAACGAACTTCTTTTGTGCAG